TTTATGGTGACCCAAAAGCGGGTAAGTCCACAACCATTGCTAACTTTGGTGATGCGGACAACAAGGTGTTATTCTTTTGTGCTGAGCCTGGTCACTCATTTCTAGAGATATATAAGTGGGAGACTGATGACGGCAAGCAGCCAGCGCATTGGATGGACTTTATAAAGTGCTGCTCAGACCTTGCGACCCAGGACCATGATTTTAAATGTTTAGCTATTGATACAGTGGACATTCTTTGGAACTGGTGCACAGACTATATTTGTAAGATGAATGATATCACTCACCCCTCAGAGCTTGGTTTTGGAAAAGGCTATCAAGCAATCTCAAGTGAGTTCTCAAGGGTTTGTAATAAGCTCGGACAAATGGGTATAGGGTTTATCTTCGTAAGTCACAAGAAGGAATACGAAGCCCAGATTGGCCCTAGAAAAGAGACCATGACATCAACGACGCTGACTGCAGGGGCAAAGAAATTCATTCACGGCTTTGTTGACTACATTTGGTATTTCACCCAGACTTTTGAGGGTGAGAGATATATCTTAACTGACAAGTCGGACAACATTGTTGCTGGCTCTCGCGGGATCAAGGATGGTGAGCAGCTGCCTTTAAAGATGCCAATGGACGTAGAGTTCATAAAAAACAAATTAGAAGAGCTTAATTAAAAATGTCTAAAATGAAAGACAAACTAATCTCGTTGATGGGTCTTGATGACTGGTCAAGGGACTACTGGAAGGATATAAAATGCAGTTCGGCGGAACATACGACAAAGGATCAGAAGCAAAAGAGTTCACAAAAATCGAGCAAGGTACCTACTGTGCTACGATCGACAATGTCACTATAGAAGAGACAGCTAAAGGTACGGACTACCTCCAGTTTGTTGTTACTATTCAGGGCGGTGATTTTCATGCAAGAAAGCTTTGGCATAAGATGTGGTTTACTGAGAATGCATATAACTGGACAGCCCGTCAGCTTGATGATTTGCTTGTGTTTGAAAACTTATCTATTGCTAAGAATTTAAAAGCATTTATGAACTCTGCTGCTAACGCTTGTTTTAAGCTTGTGAATAAAAAGATTGAGATTAAAGTCACAGGACATGAAGAGTACACTGATAAAAAAGGCCAAACTAAGTTGTCAACAAAGACAGACATCACTGGTTTTTTAGATATACCAAATGCTGCTTTTCAAACGGGTGAGCCAAAGAAGATGAATCCTGAAAACTTTGATAAGTCGGAGGAGCTTCCGTTTTGATGTTTGGTCGTGGCGGTATGCTTCATTATATTAAAAAACTTGAAGCGTTGTCTGAGAAGGTCATAAAGCTCGAGAATAGAGTTAAGCTTCTTAACCCAGACCCGGAGCTTAAAGATATTGAAATTTCAAAATTGACGGACAACTTTAGAATAATCAACACTCTTTCGCATGCGGGAATAGAGTATGTATCTCAGCTCAACGCTTGTGGGTCTTGTTTTTTGTTAAAGCAAAAAGGATTAGGTCGTAAGACTTATAACGAGATTAAGAAGATATGTTTTGAAGTTACTGGGAGTGACGGCTACATAGATTTTGGAGCAAATATTAGCTGGTTAGAAAGAGAGAGTTCACTTGAATAAAGGATCGTATTCAATAGAATTAGTAGAGTACCTCGAGCATATCCGGGTGCTTTATGAGAAAAAATACAACTCTGAGCTTATAGACGCTGAGGACTTTAGATTCCTTGATGACTTAACGCTCAAGCAAGCTGTTGTTTTATGCATGCTTTTCTCAGTAGAAAACCGAGAAATGATATTGGAAGATGATGACTGATTTTGAATCCAAAGAATTACAAAAGCTTTTCACGCGCGTTGATATTCATAAGCATGAGATCACAAAGCTTAAAGAGACGAATGCAAAGCTTGCTGATCTGATAGGTGAGCTCCACGAGAAGATTGAGCATGGCGCAAATAATGCCTATTACTATAACGTGTTTTTTGCACTTGTTGTTGTGGGCTTAATAGTCATGTTGGTTGGTCTGTTTTTATTATGAGTAAATTAGAAACCTGCATAAAAGAAGTGAGCGAATGCAAGCATGAAAGAACCCAAATGTGGGAGCCCCATTTGGCTGGCGCTAGAAAGTGTTTAGATTGTGGCTGGGTAAAAAACCCCAATCGCGCGCACTTTGGTGAACCACTTTGGTTTAACGAAGATAAAGAGCTAGAAGAAAAAGAGCGAAAAGAGCTTGCCAGATTGAAAGATAAGTATGAAGAGTTTATAGGCGGTGAGAAGTGAGAGACGAAGTAAACGCAAAGATCGAGTCGAGTGGTCAAAACTATTTTGACTCCCCCGAAAGAGAGGCTAAGCTTTTACAGCTCTGCGAAAGCGAAGGCATAAATCCAGTTCACTTTGCTGTTGGTTTTGGCGCTGGTTTTAAGGCTGGCGCAAAGCCCTGGGCCGAGTGGTGTGAGAGGTTCATGGAAGCTCTGCAATGCAACAACCAAGTGGTTATGTGGGGCAAGCGAAACACTGTTATGAGGGAGTACAGAGAGTTTATAGATAAAAAAGTTTAACCGTCAGCGCTGGAAGCTGTGGTGACCCGATAGAAAAATCGGCCATGACCACTGGAGAAGCGCACATTTTAGGATTACTCAAGGGTCGGTCCCGTTGAAGGCTTTTTAGCTGGAGGTTCCTTGGACTTGTATGTGGACGCACATGGCTGGTTTCGCGCCCGGCACGGTTAATTTATTTAAAACCCAAGACCTTCGGGGTCTGATTTTTTCGCGACTTGTTTTGGCATACAATCTATTAGATAATTTTTCTTTTCAAGAGGAGTTTTCAATGAGCAGTATTTTCGCCAGTATTGATCTAGACGGTCCGCTTTGTCGACAACTACTGCAAATGCTTGTTGCTCTATCTTTTTTTCTAGGAAGCGCCGTTGTGCTGGGCTCACTGTGGACCGCCGGTCTTTTGCTTTCAATTCAATCCAAACTGAGAGCCCCTCACCTGTATTCCCACATAAATCTGGAAACCCTACTTCAGCTTTTTGGGCTTTAGAAAGTGACTTACGAAATCCGTCGTACCTTGAAGAATCGACAACGTGCATATGAAAATCGTTTTGACGACACCAACTTAATACCTGTGCCTCGGTATCACGCTCCGGTGATTTGTTTTTGCGCGCTGGCTTTGGGTTATTTTCTCTATCCAGCCGTTGGTAGTATCTTACCATGGCTGCATTGACTTGCTTTTTTCTGTCCATTGATTAAAACGTATTGTAGTTGTTTCGGTTGGCAGGGTATTCAGAAATAACTTGTAGCTCTTTTTCTCTAAAAAGACTTAAGCCATTAACAGGTAAGTTTGGCCCGAAGTTGAGAACATCTGTACCAAAAAGAAGTCTATAGCTTGAACCATGTCTCCAGGAAACTTCACCAAACTCAACAGTCACGCCGTTGCTGTTCGGGTTATTGAAAAGCTGAATATTAGTAAGCTGAAAAGGCGCCCCGTCAATGCTCACTTGCACAGATACTGAGAACTCAATGTTAGTGGCCACGTTTAGGTAAAATCTATCAACGACAAATTCTTCAGTTGTAAAGGGACCCGCGACAAAGCCTGAGGCTCCGTCTCTTGGAGGGCTATAGATAAGATCAGCTCTATGTGCGCATACACTATTCACAGCAGATAAAAGCTCAGCTAGCTTTGATGCCCCTGTACCAAGTCCCAAGAAACAAACGAGTTCGTTTATTATCGATCCGAATCTCCTGTTAAGGGTCTCTGTTACGGGAGCCCCACTTGAAACTTCAATGTCGTTTATTTTGTCAACAAGCCGTGGTAAATCAGCCATAGTTATCTCCCCCCAGAAATATTTCTAAATCATACTGTAAAACGGTTCGCCGTCACTGAACGTCGCACCATTTGTCATGTAAGCATATATGAGTCTTTGCTTATCCGTTGTTACAGCGGACTCATAGTTTGCAAACTCGATATACATATCAGTAGTAAGTGGAGTGGAAACTGGGTTTCTAAACGTGATCACGTTGCCATTGATACTTGATATGACCGCTTCCTCTACCAGGGTACCATCAGCATTTCTAATAGCAACGCCTATGCCCTGAACTGGGTCAAAGACAGGTTCCCATTTTCTAAACTCATCAAGCCCGAACCTGGATGGGTAAAGCGGGTCTGTACCAAAAGCAATCTGGCTCTGTGAGATGACCGCGCCAATGGGTGAGCAAGGCGACATGAGCCCGAAGCGTTGGTCAGTGAGGCCTGTATCCAATAATTCATAGGATACATTTCCAGTTTTTAGATTTATGGTTCGGTTTTGCACCTCGAAAAGACGCTGGCTAAAGACCCTATCCCCACGAGTGATATCAGACACATGGAGCTCATCAAAAGCGCCGATAACAATATCACCCACCTCAACCTCAGCCATGTCTCTTAAAAGAGCCTGGCCTGAAACGATCTCAGCTGCAAACTGATACCTTTGTATAATCCGGTTTGAGTTCTCATCCGCAATGTTAGCCCCGTTGAGCTCAGACCTAAGGCCAAGGGAGTTTATCTGATAGGTTCTGTCTATCCCTACGATTCTGTTCTTTGATTCCTGGGAGATGAGAATGCGGCCCGTTCTGAAGTTCTCATCTGAGTCGAGCGGGTCATCGTCATACCTGTAAACAACTTCGTTAAAAAACGCTCTAGACGACGTCCTCGTGATTCTCATGTTGCGTGGGTTCTTAACCCTTGAGATATCAAGAGTTTGAATCCGCTCGCCTGGAATGGGACCTATGGTATAGCCTATGGAGCTTCTGGCTTTTCTTGGCAGCTCATAACAAGCGATTGGTTTAAACAGCTGCTCTGAAATAAATTCTTTTATGTTTATATTCTCGTCTTTTAAAAAGAACTCCATTTCAACTGATGAATGAAAGAAATCCCTAATTCTAATATGTTCTTCAATGTCGACTTCATCAGGCTTAAGCCCTGCTCCAATCGGCAAGACATTAAAAGCTGAGAACGTGGACATCGTAGCGCTGGTGACGTTTTCAAGTGTAAGGCTTAACCCGTCAGCCGGATCGTCAACAACGACGTAGAACCCACTCTCAGAACGCTGAACATCGGTCACAGTCGCCTGGGTGAAGTTATTGCCAGCAATGCCCGCACCCACGATGTCGATCTTATCCCCTGTTGTGCCGGCACCGATCTGCACGAACGCACTCACCGGTATGAGTTCATGTGCCGGAGTTCCTATTCCGTCACCACTTAGCATCAGCTGCAGCGCAAGATCAATCGGGTTACCCCTTAATGAATAAACGGGGACGACCTTATCTCCTGCGCTGGCTGTAAAAGGTAATGAAGTTTCAGCGCCACGGACAAGTCCATTTAGAGAGGCCGCCCCCACACTAGTATACTCTATAAGTTCCTCAGTCTCCTCAATCCGGACAAATGTCCTAAGAGGCCCCGTAGGCTCAAGATACGATGAGGTGTCATCAATAAATATCGCAGCCTGCGTCGCTGAGATGTCAAACGAAAGTGTGGACTCAAGCCGCTGGAAAATCTCTATGTTTTTCCGAGTGTCTGGGTGATTGATTTTTAGTGTAACAAGCCCTGGTCCGCTGGTCACAGCAGTGACGAAACCTTTAAAGATTTCAACTGCATCTTCAAAAAAAGAAACTTGCCCAAAGGTTACGAACACCTGAACACGCGCTCCCATGATTTCCTCTATTTGAAAACCAGGAGATATCACGTTTGTTATAAACTCATCCTTATCAACAAGGCCTATGTTCATAGTGCTGATGGAAGAAGTCTCGGCTTCTTCATAGTTAATCTGCTGTCTGATTGTAAACGTTGTCGACTGTGAGTCGATGAGAGTTCTGTTTCTTTCGGGCTCAATTTCTTTTAAACCACCAACAAAAAAACCGTCAGCACCCACGAAAAAACCTGGGCAATTGACGGTTATGAATTCAAGCAAAGGCTGAGCTGAGAATAAAACATCAAGACCTTCGATCTTAACTGCGATGTTAGGTTCAATCGAAAGTTCTCTAAGCGCTCTTCTGGTCGGCGTTGTGAAATCTAAACTCATACTACACGTTCGGCAAGCTCCAGTAAGTTCCCGCTAATCATAGATTGAGCAAGAAAGTTAAGCTTTACCATCTCCCCTTTGTCATATTGTATGGCACTGGAAGCCCTTCGTATATCCAAAACTTGTGAGGAGTTAAAGATGCTGATATTAACTTCATCATTTTGATTTCCGCCCAGACATACGATATTCCCATCGGCGTTAGTCCTAAGGTATATCCCCACATGCCCGAAAGGCCCCTGTCTTTTCCCTCTCCAGAACACAACGATATCCCCAGGAGCCGGGAGGTCTTTTGAAGAATCTCCCCACTGACTCCAGCTTCTTGCCATAAGTGAGTTCGTACTTCTAAGGCCTGACTTTTCAATCACATAACAAATAAAGCTTGAGCACCAAGGCACGCTATCCGGGTGGTGAACATTGTTTTCCTTACTCGCATACAGGTGATACTTCTCAACCTGATCGGAGTTCCCGTCGCCTAAGACTTCTTTCACACCGAGCTCAAGGTGAGAGATACGGATGATCTTTTCATTAATGCTTGGCAGAGGTTGCGGTTCGCGCCCTGCGAACACAATCGCTCCGCGGTCAGCTTCCTGTTTCTCTTCTTTTTCTATTTTCTTAATCTTGCGCTTGCTCTGAGTTTGATCAACCTTTACGCCGAGTTTCACTAAACTCCGACTCACCCATGCTAAAAACCTATCAATCATCTTCGCCCTCGTCTTCTCTTTTAATACCTTCAATGTCCTGGTGAATGCGCACCATCGCTTTATCGATCTGCGAAATCTTATCAGCGTTTCTCTCAAACTTCTTAACAAGCTTGATACCGCTCTCAGCAAAACTATCCAAACGCGCACGCTCTAAATCAACCGTGTTGATCACATCGCGCTGTTGTTTCATTAAGTTTTGATTAGCTTCCATGAGCTCATTATGCCTATCGTTTGAAAACTTAAACATCTTATCCAAGTTCTCCTGATACATCTCGACCTTCATGTTATGCGTTTCCAGCTGCTTAACAACTGTGGCTATCTGTAGCTTTGCATCCTGAAGTTCATTGATCACATTACCAATCTTATCACCATTAATATGACTTGAGTTGTTAGCATCTTTTGCGGTCTTAATGTTCTCTTGAATAAAATAAATCAAAAGCCCAGCTGAGAGCATCGTTATAATTTGTTGAGAGAGTTCCATCATTTGAAGTTCGTTATCCCCATCTTGATAAGTTCAGTAATTTCATTCATCCAAGCGTTGACTTCAAGATAGTCCTCACTCGGAGTGCATATAAATTTATGAGACTTAGCAATCGGCAATACGTACTTTTCTTTTTTATGATTAACGCATCTAAGTTCATTATCCTTAGCGTTTACGATACATAAAGAAGTCTCTGGGTAAGCAGGCAGTTTCTGCGCACAGCTAGCCAACATTGCGAGAGTCAATAATCCTTTCAAGAACTTCATCTAACTCCTCTGGCGTTTTGGCTTGATCAAGCTCTGAAAGTAACTTTAACTTCTTCACCTGTTCAGCTTGTTTTATCTCTTCAATAGCAATGCTGGTGTTCACTTTTTCCTGAACCATCTCCCATACGCGCTCAAATATGCGCATGAAAACCTTTACTGCTATTCGCTCAATAAAACCCAATTATACTTCTTCTTTCGGATCCGGGACAATCTCGTCTGCTTTAGAGACATCCTCAGTGGCTTTGTCAGCGACGTCCTGTGGGGACTTGCCTGCTGACTTCCTTAAGAAATTCATCACTAACTGGAATATAGAGTTTGACCTCAAAGAAGGGCTTAGCGGCAATGCCTCGCTCACAGCCAACAAAACAACGAGTATCGCTGGCCAATATTCTTTAATTGATTCAATCATTAGGTATCCTCTCTAAGTCCTGTTTATACTTCTCGGCTCTTTGAATTAAAAATATACTGTAGTCCATACATAACTGGACCCTGAACTTCGCAAATTCGTAGACTTTCGATTGAGTGTCTAAATCTTTGTCATCTAAGTCCTTTAAACCTTTCCCAGAATAAGACTGAGGCTCTGATTTCATCAGTTGCCAAGTCAGGTAAAGCGAGTTCGCTTTCTCAGAATTAGTCGTTCCAAAAACACTCTTCATTTCTTTATGGATATCCATAATGTACTCAGAGCGCGCCTCTTCCCTTAACTTCATCCTGTCGGCAGCCACAAGATCTTTTGCCTTTGCATCCTGGTCAACGACTGCGACAATATTATCGCCCTGCACTTTGCCGATCACAAACCTATGATCCTTAGTCGATATTGTAGCTGGAACTTCAGCCACTGAAGTCTCGGGCTTAAATGTCGTCCCCTGAACGCTATACTCGTCACCAACTTTTATAAGATAGTATTTTAAATCCACTACTAATTCCTTTTACTTAAATGTCCGCTATTTTTCTTGCCTGCATAACACCAGGGAATGACCCTTGGCTGTAATCATTTCTTAATAAGTTACTTGTTAGAAACGATGAGCTCGCAAGGTTTCTGTTGATCGCTGCAATCCGGAACGTTGTCGTAGCCGTCACCACAATATTTTTTGCTGTCATTGAATGCTCCTGCCAGCCTCCGCGGTCAAACGATTGCCCGATCCCACCCGAGTTTGTGCCGGTCACAATGTTAGCAGGGCCTACAGCGTTAGCGAAAGCTGACTCCGTTAACACAAAAGCAATCGAACCTGATCCCACATTGGTGAAAGCACTCTGCGTATGGCGTGTGAAGATATCCCATATCCCAGGACTAAGAGTTAAGGTCCAAGATGAATTTATAAAGTAATAAACATCGTAAGCCGTCTCAAGACCTACAATAAGACTTGTATCAGTTGACTCTACAAGTGCTGGAGCTGTTCTGGGCTGAGTTGCCACATTCCCATTAAGGTCATTTCTTTTCTCAAGCAAGATGTGGGTCTCTGCCTTTGTGCCGTTACCCATGATCAAGTTCCCGGGATTTAGCGAAGCAACTCTAAACACAAGCGTCGTACCAGTCGCAACAAAGCTGTCGGATACTGCCACTGTGGCAATCGCGGTTCCACTTGTAATCTGCGTGAAGTTAGTGAGCGCTATAACATTAACGCCGCCGACTTCGCCTAAGATCTGAATGTTATCACCATCAGCTGCAGGGTTTCTAAACGTAAAACTTCCACGCACATCATAGCGCGTCCCCACCTCAAGACCATTGAAGGTCAAGTCAGGCATTGTATTATTTGTACCGACGTCAGCTGTTAAAAACTTCTCTTCAATAACATTTGTTGCAGGACCACTACTTGCCCGCCCCAGAGAATGGGTCTCACCGTAATCAAAACGAATCCGGTCATCAATCCCGAAAAACAAAGTGTTGCCAGTTCGTCTTGCAAAAACCACCTTCGTGGCGTCATCAACAAATGTTGAGATATCCTCAATCGTCGGAGTTAGATTTTGTATACCTGTTGCTGCAGGATCAACAGTAACCCAAGCAATATAGTCGTTGGCTGGAAACTGCAGAGAACCTGCTGCAACACTATATGTAAGCGCCGGTTGATTTCTAATCATAAACAAAAGGGATGAATCAAAGGTCAACGTAGAAGTCACGGAACCGGGTGAATCCTCTTGCCATGTGGCAACTCCGAAAGCGTGAAGTGAAACACTCTGACCACTTCCAGCATCTCCTGGCACCCACATCATGGATGCCGCGTCCCAGATCAGAGCCTGACCATTTGTCTGTGGCACTGAAAGATCAACATCAACTAAATCAGCTGAAGTTGAAATGCTTGCGAAATCACTTCGCTCCCAAGTCGTGCCGTTGTAAGTCACCCAGTCCCCCACTGAAAACTGAGTGACCACACCATTAAAAGTCTGACTGCCGGCAATCGCTGTTCTGTAAACGTCTCCTGGATCACCCGCGCCATCTGCAAGTGCCGGCATATTTGTCGACGCGTCCCAAACCCCGCGGTACTGCATAACATCGAGCGGGAGTGCTGCGGCTGAAATCATGCCATTGGCATCAAGTCCTGCGTATCCTCCTGGCTGATCCTTCTCTGCGAGGTCTTGCTTAGTCGCATCAAGGACGTCAATGTCGTTTCGGTTGTCCATGATAGCCGTCATGTTGTCGTTTATTTTTTGCTGTGTATTAGGAATCGCTGGACCACTATTTGGGTCTTCAAGCGAGATTACTGATACCGTTCCGGTTGGTCGTGTGCGACACATAAATGCATCATTAAAATTTTGCTCGTTAGCTCTTTGTCCGTCGTTAATAGCCATTAGTCGATCACCCTTAATCTCATTATTCCAGTTTCGTATATGTCTCTTAAATTCTGACTAAACAATTCTCTTAATCTATACCCAGTACCGTCAGTGAAATCAGGCATAGACTCAATGATAACTCTGAAGAAAACCCCGGGAGTTTCGATGTCTGGCATGAACTCAAACTCATTAAGCTCAGTTGCATACTGAAGAAACCTTATGGCATCTTCAAGCCCTGTAGAGTTTTTCCTTATAAACTGCCCGTCTGCAATACCGTCTATAGAGTGAATGTATTTAATATCAAACTCAATAAATTTAGCTAATGACTTGAAAAAGCTCAGGAGGTATATAGTTTTGAAGCCTAAACTGTGGCAAATAAACATCGCCTGCCTGAACGTTTGAAGTGTAGGTGTTTGATCCTGTGAAATCATTTGTGTCGTCAAACCCAGCAAGCGCTAAGGCGTTTAAAAAAGAATTGGAGCCACTTGATGTGAGAAGCGAGAAGTTATTGGTAGCGCTTATTGTTATTCGTCTTGTGTTTCTATCAAGTAGGACTTGGTAATCAAGTGTAGCTTGAGTCAGAAACGCAACTCTTATGGCATCAACGAGGGTGCCGAGCGTGTATGATCCTACTGGAAGCGAGATAGTCAACTCACCAGCACCCTCGTCAATATTTATAAAACCATTGTATGGCTGGGCATTGACTCTAAAGTCATAGGTAAACCCGCTCCACGTATCGATCATTTATGCCACCACTGCATTCTGAAAGCCCTGCTCTCTTAATATGTCCGTTATTCTCATTCCAGTTTCCTCAGAATCAAAAACATCACCCATGATTGTAATGCCGACTTGTCCACCATTTTGCGTGGCTCCGTTTATCGGACTTAAGTTTCCATCAATAGGATTGGAGTTTAGGCCGCCGTCTCCAACTGCGCCGGTACCGACTGCTGGATTTGCTCCGGTTCCACCGCCAGACAGTGCTCTTAAAGCCCCACCAAGTGCTATAAGCGCAATACCGCCTGCTAACCCGGCTGGATTAAATGGCCATATACTTGCCAGAGCCATAACCGATCCGTATTGAATGGCGATGTCTCCTATGATTCCTAAAAACGCATTACCCCAAGCCGCAAAAGCATTTTCGTTATTAACTAATGCTTCCCCCACGACTGCGAAGGATCTAGCCAAACCTTCAAGTCCTGATTGCGCGATATTATTAAGCGATGCCATTACACTACGCTCGACCTGCTCCTGGCTTGCAATAACCATCTCGCCACCAATGCCAACCGCATTTGCGATTGCATTCCAAGCGTTTTGCGCAAGGTTAACCTGTTGATTAAAGTTCTCAGACACGGCTTGAGTTGTTTCAGCGACTGCTCCGGCTACCCCCGTAGCTGCAGCTGCACCTGGGGCCCCTGAAGGATCACCGGCGCCACTCATGCTTGCGGCCATCTCCCTTGCTAGAGCGGCTTCTCTTTCCCTTCTAGCCATCTCTTCTCTTGCTAACCGCTCCTCTTCTTCTCTCATCATTCGCATGAGCTCAGCTCTGCGCTCTGTCGCTGGATTCATGTCATCAACACTTACGCTACCTATGCCGCCGCTCATGGCCACGCGGCTAGCTAAGCCGTCAAACGCCTCGTCTATGTCATCTATGGCACTAAGAGAGCTAGTCCTCAGATCATCAAAAGTTGAACCGATGGCTGCTCGAATGCCTGCTCCAATGATAGGAATGTTAGATAGACTGTCGACGAAATTTGTCGCGCCTAATATCAACTCATTGAAACTTCTTCTTATTGTCAAAGTTATGAAGCTGATTAGATTACCAGTTCCACCGAAACTAGATGTAAGGGATTCAAAAGCGCGAATCACAGCCTCAATTGCGAAAGATAAACCAAATGTCAAAGCTAAACCAGTTAACCTAACCGTAGCCCTGAAAACGTTTGCCGCAATATTAGCAAGCCTAATGCCTGCAACATAAGATCTCGCTGCTGCACCTACGCCCACAAGACTGAAGTTTCCTGCTCTTATCGAAGAAGTGACAGCTGCGAAGTTTATTCTTGCTGCCGTTAATATAGGGCCAAGTGCTGTGAACGCGCGGCCTGCGCCTAAAGTGCTAGCTGTTATGGCTTGAAAAACTGCCGGACCGACTCTAAGAGCTATGAAAAAAGAAACTAAGCTTCTTAAGATCGCGCCAATTTGAGCAGACACTGTCCGAAAGTTATCAAGTGTAAACTGTAGTGTATTAGCGATACCACTTGCTAAATCAAAGAACGCACCCTGCGTACCTGAAGTTAACATATCAAAAATGCCAGTAATCAAAGGCACGATTCGAGATGCCTGCTGAGCAGTGGTGTTGTTTATCACATCAAACGCTGCCTCTGTACTGCCGGCCGCATCTCCTAGGTCGCGTATGTTACTAGACAAAGACTCAAAGTTATCGCCTGAAAGAGCGAGCACTGCGTTTGTCGCCTGTGAAGATCCAAGCAGCATTTGTAAAGCCGTGCTAGATCCACCTAATGAATCAACCAAGTTCGACAAGAAGCCCGACAGACCTCTGGTTTGCAGGGACTGAAGGCTGAACGCATCTGCAACCTCAGCACTAATCATTGCAGCACGCATTTGGCCGGACAACACAGAAGTGAAAATGGCGTTTAATCCAGTTACTGCCTGCGCTGTGCCGATACCTCTTGTTGTCAGAGCAGCCACTGCCCCGCCGACATCTTCAAACGCTAAACCAAGAGCTCTTGCTGGAGATAAGACACGACCTAGCGAGCCCGATAACTCTTCAACGGTCGTTTGGCCAAGCCGAACTGTACCGAATAAAACATCAGAAGCCTCTGCGGCTGTTATGTTTTCCTGACCAAAAGCATTCACCGTGCCTGTGATAATACGAATCGCTGAATTCGTATCCGTTAAACCGCCAATCGCTAATCGGTTTGCAACTGTTAAAGTTTCCTGCGCTATAGTTGCATCTGTAATGCCTGCTGACACAATTGCATAGAAGCTCGACGCTTGATCAGCCGCGGATCCTCCGAACAGTCCTGCGTTACGAAGAAACGATGCTCTTAACTCATCGTTAGCATCAGCCACATTAGGTAGAATTGTTGTGATTTCAGCAAACCTAGTTTCAAGCTCTGCCAGATCACCAAGTGTTGAACGAATCGCTGTTATACCTACGAACGCTCCAGCCGCAACCGCAAGCTGACGCCTAAAATCCGAAAGCGCTCTGCCTAAGCCTCCGCGGATCCCATCCTCAAGGCCACGCCCCACACGGTTACCAGCCTGAGTCCCCGCTCGCGTTATAGTTCCAAAACTTCTCTGGATACTTCCATCGTCTAAGACTATCTCAACTATAACCTGTTCGTTCATCTCTTACTCGCTTTTCGCTCTTCTAATATCTTATTGAGTTCCCGCTCCTTCATAAAGTCGCCGTCACTCACTATCGTTGTGTAAGACTGACT